ATAGGCTGGTTCAGCACCAGACTTTTAGTTCAATGATAGAAATCTTTGGACGAATGGGAGTCTCTGGTTTAAGCCACCAGAGCAAGAGGCTCGTCCTTAACTCCGCCGCAGAGTCAAGGCAGGGAATGGGAGATTTAAAAACCAATAAATTGGTTTTAAGTTTCTTGCCCATAATGGCAGAAGTCTTAAATACCAGATCGAAAGATCTAGTATACAAGACCTCTTTTCCGAAGATTTATGTAAACCTCCCTTGATCCTACCATGGATCTAAGAAGAGGTGTACTTAATAAGTCTAGAGCCCGTGGTTCTATAAGGGCCCTTTTCTGAAAGAGAGAAAACATTCATTTTGAAAGTTTTCTTCCTCCAGAATAAGGAATCAACGAAACTAGTAATGGCTAAATACTCTATCATTTGAAAAGGATGATAGGTTATATAAAGCAATACTAAATTGATCTTAGGTTTCCTCGAATCAAGTTCAAAAAGAACAAGATGAGCAGACGGACAGATCACGTATAATTTTTTAAATTATATGTTCGATGATTAAGAATCTTTAACCAAGCTTTTCCGTACAGAACGGGAAAGATAGTTGAAGAGTCTTACCTTATAGGCCACAATAGCTTCAGTTATACTACTTGAACAAATCTAACCTTTCTTCTCACTATCTCTAAGAGCATTAACAAAAGGTATATAATATATCCTTTTTGTTACTTTCTTTTAGAGAAGTAATAGGGAATGGTGAGATCTCTTGACCTGTATAAATTCACAATTAAGTGAATTCATAGAGTTCAGTTGATGTATAAGTCTTTCTTCTGAAATACTTATACCCAACTTATCAAGAGTTTCTAAATACAACTTTGCTACAGCTGAGTCACCAATTACAATACCATCACCGAGTAAAACATAAGGCAGAGTGTTTCACTCTCTCCCCGATATTTTACACCGGTAATGAATAAGGTAATGGTGAGAAACTACGAATGACGATTATGATGAAATAAGCTCCCGTTAGATTACCACAATTAAATTTTCTTTAATTATAAGTAATGAAACGGATAGCCTACCATCTCATCTGCTCAACCGTAGACTCAACTGCCCGGAAGCTGTCCTCGAAGGATATAGCTAAGGAAAGTAAAGAATCATCTGTAGTATCTAATAATTGATATTATAGAAAATTCCTACTCCCTTCAGCTTATCCCTAAAAGACCTCTGGACAAAGGTACAATCTTGCGGAATCGTAATGATTCCGAATGATAGTACCCCAGTGTCTTTCAGAAAGATCCTATGAGACATGCCTATAATTGAGATACTGTTCAGGAATCTCAAATATAGAGTCGCATCAGGATCTTTGCCGAGATTCAGTGCCCTCAGGAGAAATAATATGGTATTAATCATTTGCAGTTTAACACTGGAGATGATCAGACCGTATTCTTTCTACCAAAGGGACCTAGACAAAGGGGTATACCATCATGGGTGCACTTAATTCCTACAGGACAAGCTGTGTTGCCTGATAAGTAACACATCTGTCCCCCTTTAACTAGTTTAACAAAACTAATAAAGGTCCTCTAGTCTGTTCAACAGACTTGAGTTTCGGAATTAAACACTCAAATTCCCTGTGTAGAGCAAGTCCTTGCATCACGAATGATGCTCGGATCCAGCTCATTAAATTATGAACAGAATCAAAGACTGAATCATGAAAAATTCAGATCTTTAAATTTTGGACATAGTTTAATAGAGGTGATGTTAGATTGCCCTCAAGTAAAGTAACTTTCCTTTAAGAGAGGACCCGGCCTAACAGCCGGGGGGTCGCCGAGGGTGACCACCC